GGCGACGGTCAATACTGTGCCGTGTGTCGCACCAAAGGGGAGCAAGATGAGCGAGAAGACTGAAAGCTTCCCCATTGTTCTCGTACGCTGGGCTGACGCACACGCAGGGGACGGTGGATGGCTCCCGCTAGACGACTACGAGGACGACGGTGAGGTCATCGTCACTACGGTCGGCTATCTCGTACCGGCTGACACGCCAGGCGGCAAGAAAGATCACGTCACCGTGTGGCAAACCATCACCGACGGGGAAGGAATCCACCCGTTCCACATTCCCAGCTTGATGGTCCGTTCCATGACGGTTGTGCCGGTTGATCAAAATGAGAATGTTCAAAACTTGCCCAGTTTGTAAATCGTCAAAGGATATTGACGAGTTTCCTTCTGCGCCTCAACGCGGGGACAAACGAGGGTCTACGTGTAATTCTTGTTGTGCAGATCGGCAAAAGCGGTACAGAGACAACAACAAAGAATCAATATCTATCTCAAAAGCGTATTACCGTTCAGAGAACAAACGTAGGATTCGTAATGCACATTTGCTTCGTAACTATGGAATAAGCATTGACGAATACGACTCGATGCATCAAGAACAAAACGGATTATGCGCCATTTGCCATAACGAAGAACGGCACTTTAATCGAGGCAAACGGCTGATGTTGGCCGTTGATCATTGCCACTTGACTGGGGCAATTCGCGGCTTGCTGTGTATGGACTGTAATACTGGGATAGCCAAATTCAAGGACAATCCGGAATTTCTTAGAAACGCTCAGAAATATCTAGAAAAAAACCTTGACGCACCTGGTGTTTAACCTGTACCGTACCTAACCGTACAACGAAGGAGGGGGCCGATGGCTCTACACAGGTATCGAATCAACAAGCCGGAACACGGCGGCCAAGACTGGCTGAACATCAGGTTCCGGGACGAACACGGCAACAAGCGTGTGTCCGCCTCAGCAGTCGCCGCAATCTACGGGTTGCATCCGTTTGTGAAGCGTGACGCATACGCAGCTGAACTGCTCGGTGACATCGCACCAACCCCGATCCCGCCGAACCCTGCGATGGAACGCGGTAACCGTCTTGAACCGTTCGTGTTGGAATGGGCAAGCGACAAACTAAACCTGAAGTTCGACACCCCGGACGAGATGTTCGCAGCCGATTCGGACAACGGCGCACGAATGGTGTCCACCCTGGACGGTTTCTTCGAGGCTGAAATGCAGGACGAGGACGGCAACACGAACCTTGTCCGCAAGGTGCTGGAAATCAAAACCACAACCCGCAAGTGGGAAGGTCGTCTGCCGGACTATTGGCGCATCCAAGGAATCCAGCAAGCCATCTGCGCGGACGTGAACCAAATCCTGTGGGCCATCTTTGACCCGTCCATGATTCTCCACGTTCATGTCCAGCACATCACCCAGGCAGAGATGGATGAACACATCGCAGCGGTGGAAACCTGGCTGAACAGCATCGAGCTTGGCATGGTCCCGGACGGTGTGAAGTGGTCGTACGAAACGGTCGCTACCCGCTACCCGCAGTCGTTGGAGAAGACGACACGCATTGACCCCGAACACGCCGAACTGTTTGACCGTTTGCGTCATGTGCGAAACGAGCTTGACTCGTACCGCGCACTTGAACTAGAACTCAAGGCAGAGATTTGCGAACTGATCGGGGACGCAGACACAGCAGTTCTCAACGGCACAACCGTTGCGACTTGGAAAACACAGACACGGGAAACCTTTGACACCAAAGCGTTCAAGGTTGCACACCCGGAACTGGCCAAGCAATTCATCAAAGAGTCAACGACTCGCTCATTCCTTTTGAAAGGGGACAAGTAATGGAAGACAAAAACACCGCAGAACTGTTGAAGGTTCTGCACAACTACGCGGTGCCGGACCCGAAGATTGTCGGCAAACTGCCCAAGGGTGGAACGTCCCTTGACTATGTGGGTCACGCAGACATCACCCGCATCCTCATCGAGATTGATCCGCACTGGCGACTCGTCCCCATCGCATGGGAGAACGGTCGCCCCGCAGTCAACATCGTCAACGACATGGCCACCATGTGGTTCGAGATGACCCTGCTCGGGCAGGCACGTCTTGCTATTGGCACAGCCAAAGCAAACAGCATGGACTTGGACAAGGTTTTGTACGGCGATGCCCTCCGGAACGGCGCGATGCGTTTTGGAATTGGCTTGTCACTGTGGACCAAGCAGGAATGGGAAGACCTGGACCACCACACCCCGGCACCCGCACCACGACCCGCAGCCAAACCCGCTGCGAAGCCCGCCGGGAAGGCATCCCCAACGAAGGAATTGACCGAGGAACAGATTGCCCAGTTCAGGGCAGCCTGCGATAACGTCGGTATCAACATCAGCGATGTCATCGCACACGCAGGCATTGACGCGAACCGTCCGCTGATCGAAGCTGACCTTGCCGGTCTGCGGGCATCGTTTAAGGAAATGAAGGGAGCCTGATCATGGCTAACAAGAGAACCGTTGACCCGTCCGCATCGGAAGCGTCAGCTCACATTGTCGGTATCCGTATGACGACACGTCAGTTGGCGGAGATTGCGGAACTGTGCGAGGCTCGTGGCGTGAAGCGTTCTACGCTGATTCGTGATTTGGTGCGTCATGCGTACATTGTTGAGTTCAGCCCGGAGCAGTTCTGATGAGCAAGCATGACATGGCGTATTTCGCGTGGGGTTTCGGTTGCGCGTTCGTTGCCGTTCTGTGGGACAGGCTGTGGTCGTGATGGGTTGGATGGAACTGAACGCGATTGAGTCGAACCGCCGGTTGAAGGATCGGGCTGACCAGTTGCAGCATCAGGCGATGGGTCGCACCTTGGAGGAGATTCGTGCCGAGGTGCAGGCGATTCGTCAGCAGGTGGATGCGTTGAAGACGGTGCTGGTCATGGTCCAGGACAAGTTGAGTCATGTCTAAAGCGAAGGCGAAAGGCACCGCCGCCGAGACAGCCGTTGTCAAGTACCTGCGTGAGCATGGGTTCCCGTACGCTGAGCGTCGAGCATTGCACGGCACCGCCGACAAAGGAGACATCACCGGGTGTGGACCCATCGTGTTTGAGGTGAAGAACCACGCCAAGATGGATTTGGCTGGCTGGATCAAAGAACTCGAAGCTGAGATGGTGAACGCCAAAGCAGACACCGGGGCCGTCATCGCTAAGAAGCGTGGCACCACTGACCCTGGTGAGTGGTACGCCATCCTCCCGACACGGGTGCTGATTGGTCTGTTGGTGGAGGCGGGGTACTGATGGAACACGAAGCAACAATCCGGGAACTACAGGAATCGTTGATGCGTATGACCGAGAACCGCGACACGCTTATACGAACCGTTCATGCCCTCCAGGAAATACTGGAAGAACGCCGTGGCGAGAACATCAGGTTGAAGAAACAGATTGCGGTGTTGACCGCACAGATAGGGGACAAAAGTGGGAACGAAACAGACAGCTAGATACCACGGCATCAACGGGTACAAGAAGAACGGGTGCCGGTGCGAGAAGTGCCAGGCTGCGTACGATTTGTACAACATGAAGCGTCGCAAGTACCCGGAACTGGCCCCGAAGATTGATCCTGAGCCGTTGATTGCGTTCATTATTGAGTCGGGTGAGAAGATTACGGGCGGTTTGAGTCAACAGTTCGAGCGTTGGCGCAGGTCCGGTGTGGATTTGTTTGTCGCGGACGGTCATTGTGTGAAGCGTGGTTGCCACCCGTTCGAGGTGTTTGGTGACGCATGGTGGGACATCCCCCCGGTGGAGGCGTGATGCAGATTGTGGTGACTCTTGACGAATACGAACTGGCCCACGCAGCAATGGCCGGGTGCCAGCGTCGTATTGCGTCCATCAAGAAAGCTCGACCACAGTTCTACGGTTCCGATGAACGGAAGAACTACTGGCAGATAGACATCGTGGGAATGATTGCCGAGTATGCGGTAGCGAAAGCGTTTGACTGGCATTGGCAACCCGCCACCAATCGACGCTTGTCGGATTTGCCTGGCGATGTTGGCATTTATCAGGTGCGTTCAACTGAACACGTTGACGGTCATTTGTTCCTGCACCCAGCAGACAAGGATGCGCCGTACATTTTGGCGGTGGTCCGGGAGAACAAGGTGTTGTTGGCTGGTTGGACCACGAAGGAACATGGCATCGCTGCTGGTTCGTTGCGGTCAAAGGACACGTACTGGGTTTCCCAGGATGATTTGTGGTTGTTTGATCAGTGGCCTGACCCGGTGTTTTGGTCCGAGTCTGTGAAAGTTCGGACTAGACTTTCCTAATCTGTATAACAGTTAGGAGTTTTATGGTCTGACACCGCCCTGTCCCTCGTCGAAAGGAACCCCATGCGTAAAACCGCTGCCGTTCTCATCCTGTCCCTGTCCACCCTCTCACCCACAATCCTCTCTACGGCCC